ATAGGGAGTATGATATAAATGAAATATTAGAAATTACGACTGGAGTTGCATAATGGCTAGTAAAAAAATAAACTATCTATCAAAGGATTTTGACTCATATAAAGCAAACTTAATTGAGTTTGCAAAGACATATTATCCAAATACATATAATGACTTTAGTGAGGCATCACCAGGTATGATGTTTATTGAAATGGCATCATATGTTGGCGATGTACTATCAATGTATACAGACTATTCTATGAAAGAACAATTGCTTGATAGAGCTCAGGAACAAAAGAATGTTTTTGCAATAGCACAATCATTTGGATATAAACCAAGAGTGACAACACCATCTACATGCAGATTAGCAATCTATCAGCTTTTACCATCAATAAATACTGGTGCAGCTTCAAGACCAGACTTTAGCTATTGCCTAATAGTAAATGAAGGTGCAAAATGTACATCTATAGGTGGCTTTAACTTCAATACACTAACGCAGATTGATTTTGCAGTATCAAGCTCAATAGACCCAACAAATATAAGTGTATATCAGATAAATCAATCAACAGGCCAACCAGAATATTATTTGTTAAAAAAGTTTGTTGACTGTGAACATGGTGAAGAGAAGTCTCAAACATTTTCATTCAGCTCAGCAACACCAAATGACTCGTTTACAATAAAAGATGAAAATGTAATATCAATAGACTCAATAGTTGATACAGATGGAAATACATGGTACGAGGTTGATAATTTGGCACAAGACACTGTATTTAGGGAAGATGTTAATGATTGGGCTTTTGACCCACAATTGTCTGCCTACAAGCACCAAACTCCAAAGATACTGAGTATGCTTACAACACCAAGAAGATTTAAGACAACTGTAAATGATGATGGAACTACAAAGGTTCATTTTGGCTCTGGAGTCTCTTCATATAGTGATGAAAAGATTCTTCCTAACTCAAATAACCTTGGGACAGCATTGCCAGGTGAAAAGTCAAAGATAGATAGAGGATTCGATCCATCAAACTTTTTGTATTCAAGAACATACGGTCTAGCTCCATCAAATACATCATTGGTGGTGACATATAGGGTTGGAAAAGGTGTTAATAGCAATGTTGACTCAAAGACAATAACAACTATAAATGCAAATACTCAAATAGATGAACAAGGCTTAGACTCTTCTACACTGGCAGTAGTTAAGAACTCACTAGCAGTAATAAACTTTGAACCAGCAACAGGAGGTGCAGGTGCAGAAAATCTGGAAAGTGTTAAAAGAAATGCAATGGCTTATTTTTCTGCTCAAAAGAGGATAGTCACAAAAGATGACTATATATTAAGAGCTATTTCAATGCCACAAAGGTTTGGTCATGTATCTAAAGCATATGTAATACAAGACCAGCAATTAAATGCGCAATCAAAAGAGGAAATTAAAAATCCACTTGCAATTAATTTATATGTATTAGGTGAGGATAATAATGCAAATTTAACAACAATAAATGCTGCAACAAAGCTAAATCTTAAAAACTATTTATCACAATATAGAATGCTAACAGATGCTATAAACATAAAGGATGGATATATAATTAATTTTGGTGTATTCTTTGACATTGTAGTACTACCCTCACACAATTCAAATGCAGTTTTATTACAATGTATAGATAAATTACAAGAAACATTTGATAGCTCAAAGATGAACTTTGGAAAGCCAATAATTAAGAAGGATGTTATATTAGATTTAGCTAACGTAGAAGGCGTACAATCTGTAATTGATGTAAGATATGAAAATAAATACAAAACAGAAGATGGATATTCTGGTAACAAATATGATATGAATGAGGCAACAAGGAATGACATGATATATCCTTCACTTGACCCAAGTGTATTTGAGATTAAATATCCTCAAAAAGATATCATAGGAAGGGTTGTTAATTACTAGGAGAGCATCATGATTAGATTATTTAAGATAAGTAGTGATACAACAATTTATGAGTGGAATAAAACTCTAAATGCAGGTGCAGATGAAATACTAGAAATGACAGTAAGAACATCTGCAGACTGGGGTAAGTCTACAAATGAATCGAGTAGAATACTTATTAAACCAGCATGGCCAGTAAACGGCACAACAGAACAATATGCAAGATATGCATTTACATCAGCAAGCTTAAGACTATTTGCTGCAAATGTAGAAGGTGCAGAAGATAGGAGTACTAAAGCAGAGATATTCCCATTAACCAGCCAATGGAAAGAGGGGACGGGAAAGTATTTTGATAACCACAATGTTCAAGATGCAATTGGAGCAAATTGGAACTTTAGAAGCAATGAATCTAATGGAGTTGAATGGCCAACACCATCAGCAGCTGCTGGACATGCATCTTCCTCAACAACAGCAGGAAATGGTGGAGGAACATGGTATACTGGCTCTAATAGTGGTAGTGTTTCATCTTTTATTGATGATGGACCATCATATAATAGTGGTGAGCTTGAATCAACAAGATATGACTTAAATATAGATATAACAACATATTTAACTCACGTAAGTAATAGTGCACTAACAAACCACGGATTGATAATAAAGCACCAAAATGAATCTGGAAGTATAGCACCACCCGCAATAAAGTACTTTTCTGCAGATACAAATACTATATATTATCCTAGAGTTGAGCATAAAGTTGATGACTATTCATGGTCAACATCTAAGACAGCAATAGGTACTGAGCAAGCAACTGTATATTATAAAAGCAATTCTGGAAAATATGATAGAAGACAAATGGTAAGATTTAGACCAGTTGTAAGAGAAACATTCCCTGAGGCAACATATACAACAGCATCAGTTGCAGATACAATAAAGACTTTTACCGCAACAAAAGCTTGTTATGCAATCATTGATGAAAAAACAGATGAAGAGATTATAGGATTTGACTCAACATTTACAAGGGTTTGTGCAGATTCGGAAGGTATGTACTTTGATGTTGATATGGATTCACTTGAAGTTGGAAGGGTATATAAGCCGGTCCTAAGGGTTGCAGGAAGAGTTGGTGGTACATATGACTATGAATATTTTGACAATAAAGATTATTTCGAGGTAGTATAAGATGGCCATAACAGAAGATATGAGGAGGGAACAAAACCAGGAACAAGGACTAACTAACGGCATGGTCATAATGTCCCCTATAGATGAAATTGAAATACAGGGAGAAATAGACAAGATTCAGGCAAGTGGCTCACTAAATGAAGCCAACAAAAAGTCAAGCCAATCATTAAGGCAAGAAGCAATAAAAAATATACAGTCAAAAGCTGTAGAGCTACCACAATTTGTAAATCAGGCTAGCTTTTTAGGTGTTCCATCATTATTTCAAGATGACTCAAATTCATTATATAAGTTTGATAATATGGGTAGATATTTAATAGACGAGGAAGAGGATACATACCCAATAATAGAAGTATCACCAAAGAATATAGAGTTTGAATCAATGACATTTAGGTCAAAAGTAAATTGTGAAATTTCAGATGAACTTCTTGCAAGCAATCCATTACCAGATGCTCCACCAACACAAGTAAAGTTGGGCTCAAGAAACTTTGAGTGGATAAAAGATGAAGCAGGTAAAAGGTTGCCAAATTCAAATTATTGGCAATGGCCGAATTCACCTTCTCCTGAGGCAGAAAATCTTATAGACTTTACATATGTTTTTTATAAAGATTCTGACCCGCTATTTTTTATATTTGATGCAATTAACTATTATGATATTGACTCGAAGCTACCCGTAAATGAAGGGTTAAAGTATAAATTTTATCTAGATGGTGAATTAATAAAGGAGGGTAACTTTGGCAAGGATGAATATGTACAAATATTTAATGCGCAACCAAAAGACGGAGCAGTACAAACAATAACTGCAGAGGTTTATAATGACTTTGGAAGTAAAAGTGTAAATCAAAGGTTTTTGATAGAAGATAATCAGGCCAGAACAAAAAATCACATTTGGTGCTGGGATGATGCAATAACAAGGCCATCATCGAGGCATGGTGGATTAGTAAGTTTGGACTATGAATCAAATGGTATAAGCTGGAATTGGAAAAGGTCTCTATTACATTTTAGTTGTGAAAACTTTGACGACATACCAGAATACTATAAAGACTCTTGGAAGATAGAAATTAATGTTTGGGCACCAGATTTTGGAATAACAAATAATCAATATGGAAATCTAAACACAGAAAGAGATGATACAGGTAAAAGATTTAGACCTAGAAGGAGAATACTTTCGCTAAGGGAATTACATGAAAGTGAGTTTATGATTTGGGCTGACCCATCTGTATCTTCAACTATTGAGCTAGGAAAAATACCAAGAAAGTCTGGTGGTAGACCAACAAAGGCAACTGATAGCTATAAAACTGGAGACCAACCAATAGAGTTATCTACTAGTAGAAGTATGACAAAAAAGCTAATACCGTTTACAGTATTTGAAGATGAGATAAGCTTTATTCTAAATGACAATCCACAATATCCATTCAATGACTATAAGGAGCCTCAATAATGAAGTTATATAAAGATGATGGCACAAGAAATCTAGATGAATATTCAATACAAGAAAGAGTAGTTCATCTACCAGGTGGAATATGGGAGCCAATATTATCAAGATTTACAGATACCTCTCTTATACTAGGAAGTGATACGCAAGACTTTTTTGTTTTAACTTTATTACAAAACCAGGAACCTGCATATATCTATACAGGAGACTCAGAAGAGATATTTACAGCATTTAATGAAAATAAATTTAAGATAGATATATTAGGTTTAATAGCAGACCACTATGATATAAAGCAGGGTCATTTTACATTAGTTGGTAATTTTTATCAAAGAATATTCAAAAATAGTGTTAACTTCTTAATAACTGAGATAAATAAAGATAGAACAGAAATAAGAATAGAATTAGCATATACAGATGATGAGGAGGTAAACGAAGAATACAAGGAATGGGCAAATAGTGGAGATGAAAGTAAGGATGATATTGTCCAGGAAACTCTTATAGCTTGGTTTAATGTATCCTATGAATCACTGGTTGTTGCATGGAAAAGAGATAAATACGGCAAACCAGAATCAACAATATTAAAGCTGGCACACCCACTATCAGATGAGCTAGCAGAAGGCGATATACTTAATATATATAAGCAAAAGATGCTACCATTCGTAACAGATATAAATGTACAAAGAGATGTTGAGCAGGAAGAGCAATTTAATATACTAAGGCAACCTTCATTTAGATATAATTATTCTGAGCTACCACAAGCAGGAACAGTTGAGTATAAAAGTGAAAATCTATTATTACAACATGCAACAGGAAGTGTCACTCAAAGTATAAAGAATGCATTGATAAGTGAAAGTAGAGACACAATAAGATTAAATGTTGACTATAGAGATTATAAAAACTTTGTATGTTTTAGCTCTGCAACAGAAAGATTAAATAATTTCCAGCTTAAACTTCAACAAATTGAGTACTATCAGTCACAAAGTGATTTTGTATCAACAACACTTACTGGTTTGTCATCTGGTGCATCATCTGCATCTGTTGAGTTTTTGCAAAATAAAGCAATATATGACTCAAAGATTAATGAGATAAAAACAGGTTTTGATGGCTACGAAAAGTATCTATTTTATGAATCTCACTCTGCAGGCGTTGATAGAAATATATTGGACAGAGATGAGCATAGAACAGATATAGATTATGTATCATTTTATAATACAACGTGGCCAAAGACAAACTCTTCAAAGCCATATACATTAGCACCTGTAAATTCTGCTACAGGAACAGCATGGTTTACAAGACAACAAGCTACTGCTAGTCTCTATGACACAAATAACCCACATGAACTTAAAGAGCTATTACCAGACCATATAAAGCTAGATGAAAATAACTCAGATTATCTTTTATTTACAGATATGATTGGCCACCACTTTGATGAAATATATACATATATACGACATATGGGAAAGATTCATAATAGAGATGAAAGTCTCTATGATGGAATGTCAAAGGATTTAATATATGACACAGCAAAGAGTATGGGTTGGACACTTCAACCTGGATTCGACCTAGCAGAACTTTGGGAATATGTAAACGGAACAGATAAAAGTGGAAGTTATATTACACAAAATACAGTAGAATCTTTTTATGATGACTTATTATTAAGGGTAGGTTTTGAAAACGATGATGGTGACTTTACACTAGTTGATACTAGTAAGTATAATAGACCATATTGGGCAAAAACAAAAACTCAAGCTGGTGCAGTAGTATATAATGCTAGTGTAAAAGGCGTAATGTCAAAAGAACCAGGAGCATTTGGAAATGCTGCAATATTTGCTGGCTCAAGTGGCTCTGGTTTGACATATGCAGTTAATGATGGTCTATCTGGACATGAAAGTGACAAGTGGATAGGTTCAGGTAGCTTTGCTGTTTCATTTTGGGCAAAGTGGGAGAATGCGACATTTACCGGCACACAATTCCTTATAGATGCAACTGCTTATGGAGATACAGACAATGATGGTTCAGATGAAGCTTCCTCTGGCTTTAGAATCCTCAGGTCATCCATTGACCCACACAACCTGTACCTTTATTTTACAGATACAGCTGGGAGTACAACAACCTGGGCAACATCTTTCACAAATAGTGAGCTAACTGGCTCATTAAACCACTATGTGTTTACTTGTAATAGAGCAGATAATAGTGCACAACTTTGGTTCAATGGAGAGTTAAAAAATACTAATGCTGCAGTAGGTTCGGGTTGGGACACACCCTTTACATTAAACCCATCTGGTGCACTTGCTTGGGGAGAGCATAATGGCATAAACTTCCCAGGTCAGGGTGTGACAATAGGTGGATATAGTAAGACAGACCCAACTTCTGTCTCCCCCTTCACAGGAAGCTTAGATGATGTAAGAGTTTATGGTAGGGCATTGACGACCCAATCAATACAAGACTTATATACACAACCAGAAAGATATAAAGGAAAGATGTCATTTGAGGCAGGAAGAGAAACTCCAAACCTCGAAGATGTAGATAAGCAAATCTGGAAAAGAATTGTAAATAATTTACCACAAATACTTAAGTCTAAGGGTACAAAAAGAAGTATACAGCAATTCCTTTCTTGCTATGGGATACCTAAAACACTAATGAATATTCAAGAGTTCGGAGGTAGTGCACCAGTTGATGGAATGGACTTCCAGGAACTAACAATGCATAATTATGGTATACATATAAGCGAAAGTGCATATATTGGACTTGGTAGGACAAAGCACGAATCAGACAATGTGGTAGGCCTTTCTACAGATGCAATGCCACAAACAATACAGCTAAGATTTAAGTCATATAGCCAGTCTGGTCAATTAACACCACAATCAGTAATACAATCATCAGCTTATTGGGGTGTACTATTACAACCATCTGGAACTGGTAGCTATGGTTCACTAAAATTTTATTTAGCAGACTCAAGTTCAGACCCAGTTGTTTCTGCATCGGTAGACGGACTACCTTTGTTTGATGGTGATTGGTGGAATATGCAATTATCAACAAATGTACCAGTAACTGCTGGAAATATAGATGTTGTTTATACATTAAGATGTGCTAAGTCTGGTGACCATGAGGATAATGAGATAACACATAGTGGAAGTGCTACACTAACAGTAAATGGTTCAGGTGGGGGACTTGCCGAGGACTACAATGATAGGTTTAACATTTCATTAGGGGCAAATGTGTATGGCTTAGGATATTTTGCAGGCCTGTTTCTTCCATCATACAATAGTACATGGGCAGGACACTTTACAACTGGTAGTGGTTGGACATATAGTACAGATGCTCCTGATATGAACTTTTCAGGTTCATTACAAGAATATAGAGAATATGCAGAAGAGATAAGTGAAGATGTATTCCATAGACATACTATGGCACCAACAGCATATTTTGGCAATCACTATACAAGTTCATATGACACACTAACAAGAAGATTTACACTTGGTTCAGATGGAAATGCATACAATCACCATAACAATACTAATCCTATTAACTCAAGCCACCCAAACCAGGCAAACCCAGCTAGCTATTATTATATTAGTGATACTGCTAAATCGGCTGCTGAATTTTATAATTTTAGAAATGAAACAGATGCTGATGGAAACTATAAGGAGCAGGTAGAGGAACATTATATATCTGCACCAAACTCAATAGGTAATAAGAGAAGTGATAGAAAGATAAGAAGCCTTAATACATATAGTGATGGATATCTTTCTCCAAATAAGACACATGACTCTAGTTCATTAGACTTTGTAGGAAAAGATAGTCATATAGTTCAAGTAGCACTATCACCAACAGACAATACAGATTTAGATATAGCATATCAATTTGGTGAAAATAGAGTTGATGATTTTGTAGGCGATCCAAGAGATAGATATAAAACAACATATCCAATTTTAAGTGAATTAAGAAAAGAATACTTTAAGAAATATTCAACTCAACCTAATATATTTGAATTTTCAAAAATATTAAATTATTTTAATAGAGGATTTTTTAGGCAATTGGAAAATCTCTTACCTGCAAGAGCAGTTAAAAGGGTTGGTTTAATTATAAAACCAAATTCACTTGAAAGGTCAAAGGTTCAAGGTCAACCACAAATGCTGTATTATTCTACTAGTCCATCATCTCAAAGTTTTGATAGCACTGGAATAAGACAAAGAAGTGAATATAGAGAAAACTTTGCATTCGAAACTACAGTATCAGATACAACTTCAAGCTTTATAAGTGGTATAGGACGAGATAAGCTATTCAAGGTTCCTAGAGATAATGATTATTCTACTGCAGATTCATATAGGTCTAATGTTCAAATGTCAAGTAGGGGAAGCTATGGAAGTGGAAAGTATGTATCACAATCATTTTGGAGGACTGGAACAACATCTAGTATAGAAGGTTTTTCTTGGATGGACTCAAGAGCTCTAAGGTCTTGGGAAGGTGTTAGAGATTTTGCAGCAACAGAAAGCCAATTAAGGCACAGAATTGGTAGGTTTGAAAAGCTAAGCGCTGGAACACTTTCATCATACTATAAAGGTTCTAAGTTAAAAGCATCTAGCTTTAATGAACCTGCAGCTACAGGTGATGCAAGATTCCACTCTGTAGATGGTGGGCCTATCGTTTCTTACATATTAATTAAAACAAACCAGCTTATTGTTAAAGAAAGAAGTGGTGATGGTAGCCTAAGGGTTCAATAACGTAACAAAATTTTTATAAAAAGATATTTATATTAAACTGAATATAGGAGAAAATAAATGGGGTATTTAGATAACACAAGTTTAACAGTTGATGCTATTCTTACGAAGAAAGGAAGAGAGCTATTAGCAAAGGGTGAGCTTGAAATTACAAAGTTTGCATTGTCTGATGATGAGATAGACTACAGAATGTGGGATACAGGACACGATCAGGGTTCTGATAAGTATGGCGAAGCTATAGAAGCTTTACCTATCTTAGAATCTTTTCCGTTAGAAGGACAAATGATGAAATATAAGCTTATTTCATTAGGTAAAAATACATTAAGACTACCCGTACTTGAAGTAGGATTAAGTGCAATAACATTAAATAGACCAGGAAGTACACAAATTATTACCCCAACAACTGCGAACATAGCAAATGGAAATTCAGTATTAGGTTATACAGCTACTCTTGGAAATAGTGACTATGCTACATTAAGAGTTGCAGCTGGTGGTTCAATTGGTTCAGCAACAACTGCAGATGTACTTGGTGATGATGCAAAATCAATATCAGTAACAGGTTTAAGGTTTGAGTTAATAGCAAAACAGCTAGCTTCAGATAGCACAACAACACTAACAATAACAGCTAATGAAACTGGAGGAAGCGTAGATATACCAATTACAATTAAGAAGGATGCTTCATTAGATATATTACAAAGTTAGGGAATAGACTATGGCAAAGAGAATTTCAAAATTAAATAGAAGGGCAATCGCACAATCAAAGTCAATAAAAAGAAGACAGCAAATACAAGCAAAGGTGTTTCAGGATTTTGATCAGGAAGATGTAATCGAATCAAATACAAGACTAGCTGTTACGGATGGTATGTGGACTGCTGGAACAACTGGTTCATTAAAGGCAGGTGCATTTTATACCTCATCTGCACAAACATCAAAAACATACTATGTACAAGCA